ATTAACATAGTATGTAACTTAGACAGTTACTTATAAGGAAGAAGACATGAGATGTTATTGTTGTAATGATGAACTGACAGACTTTGAAGCTACACGTAGAAGTGCAGCAACAGGTGGTTTCCTAGATGTTTGTAATGTTTGTTATCATCACATGAAGGAAGATGTTTGTGCTGTTGAACGCTCAGACTTGAGGCATGAGGATGATGATGTTAATGAGGACAATGATGAAGACATTTGAACATGAAGCACACATGATGTTTACGTTGATGGATATACGTGAACTCATTTCACACATAGGGTATGAAGGTTTTCAACAAGCTCTTTCCGTAGTGCTTAACGCAAGTAAAGAAGCACGAGAATTTACAGCTGAAGAGAAAGCCTTTATGCAGGATTTGTTAGACAATTGGAAGCATTGATATGACACATGGTGATGGAGGCAAGGGCAGTGCAAGACGCAAGGAAAATGCACAAGCCATCCTTAACAATTGGGATTTGATTTTTGGTAAAAAACCTGATACACTAGAGCCACAACAAGAGGAACCAAATGGCATTCGTGAAGACACACCAACCATGCACAAGCCCGACCTGCGACAGCAGTGATGGTCTATCAATTAACGAAGACGGCAGCACCTATTGCTTCGTCTGTAACACACACACAAAGGCTACCAAAATGATTGAGGCTACCATGCCATACACCCCGTTGAAAGAGATCAATCAAGAGGCTGTGAATGCCCTTCGTGCGTCCTTTCATAGCCTGCCAACCCCAACCATTGGGAGCAGACGCATTAGCAAAGCAACAGTGGAACGCTATGGGGTGGTGGCTGACACAACACACATCTTGTTTCCTTATTACAAGGAAGAGAAACTATTTGCTGCAAAGAAACGAACCATTGCAGGCAAAGACTTTCAAACTGTTGGTGAATGGAAAGGCACTGGCTTGTTTGGTCAGCAGCTGTTCACCAAGGGTGGTAAATATCTCACCATCGTTGAAGGGGAATATGATGCATTGGCTGTCTATCAAATGCTTGGTAGCAAGTGGCCTGTTGTTTCCATTCGTAATGGGGCAGGCAGTGCAGCCAAGGATTGCAAGGAACAATATGAATGGATGTCTTCCTTTGAGAACATCGTCATCTGTTTTGACAGTGATGAAGCAGGGCAGCAGGCAGCTAAGCAGGTTGCTTCTATGTTTGCAGGCAAGGCCAAGACATTCAAGCCCATTGATGGGTATAAGGATGGCTGTGACTTTCTGTTAGCAGGCAAGGAAAAAGAATTCATTGATCGTTGGTGGGCAGCTGAGCGTGTCATGCCTGATGGTATTGTCCCTGCCTCTACGCTTTGGGAGAGCGTGTCTAAGCCCTTGGATAAGGCAGAGGTGTCCTACCCCTACGATGGTCTTAACAAGCTGACGTATGGTATTCGTAAGGGTGAGCTGGTCACTGTCACAGCAGGCTCAGGCTTAGGCAAGAGTCAGTTTTTACGTGAGGTGATATGGCACATCCTCAACAAGACAACAGACAACGTAGGCTTGATGTTCTTGGAAGAGAGTGTGCGTAAGACAGGCTTGTCATTGATGAGCTTGGCTGCTAATAAACCCCTGCATCTACCAGACTGTGATGCAACTGAACAGGAAAAACGTGATGCTTTTGACGCAACTCTTGGCACTGACCGCCTTTATATGTTCGACCATTTTGGTAGTACTAACATTGAGAACATCATCAAACGTGTTGAGGAATTCTCAGTTGCATTTGGCTGTGGCTATGTATTTCTTGACCATGTATCCATTGTTGTAAGCAGCCAAGAGAATGGTGATGAACGTAAGGCATTGGACATGGTGATGACAGAGCTTCGTACCTTGGTGCAGAAGACAGGCATTAGCCTCATCATTGTGTCCCACCTCAAGCGTCCTTCTGACAAGGGACATGAAGAGGGAGCAGCCACATCTCTGGCTCAGCTGCGTGGATCAGGCTCCATTGCTCAGCTGTCAGACATGGTGATTGGTTTGGAACGTAATGGTCAGGCAGAGGATGAGACAGAACGTAACACCACCAAGGTGAGGGTGTTAAAGAACCGTTTCAGTGGCATCACTGGGCCAGCATGTAAGTTGTTGTATAATAAATATACAGGAAGGATGACAGAGCGTGACGAAGAAACCATTTAAGGAAGACACAACATGGCCCTTCCCTTCTAACTTGCCAGCTAAGACAATGCATGGAGTGGAGAGGCAAGACAAACATGGAAACAAATATGTCAAGGTAACTACCAAGTTACTTGTACTTAGAAAGAAGAAGACATGATTGAACAACTCATTGTTGCTGCAACAGGTATTGGTTATGCCATTGTAGGTGTGTTACAATGGTATAAGGGAGAGGCTAGTAACGGGATGATCTGGTGTGGCTATGCCTTTGCACAGATCGGTTTGTTTCTTAACTTGAAGGTGTAACATGTCAGACATTACAATGTGCGAAGATAAGGAATGCCCAAAGAAAGAAAGCTGTCTTCGTTATACAGCCACTGCAAACCCTTATCGACAGAGCTACTTCTGTAGCAGCCCTCGTGTAGAGGGAGAAGAGTGTGTATGGTTTTGGGATAATGAGGACTACAAATGAAGATGAAAGATTTCCACACAGATGATTGGGGTGATGCCCTCGACAACACAAACAACACGCTTGGTAAGCTGTTGCGTGAACGTCTAGACTCTGGTATAATTCCTATTCGTTGTACCACTGACGAGCTGCATAAGAAGCAACCAGTAATGATTACCAGAAAGACAGAGATGAATAAAACAATTGATGAAACCCTTGAACAACGTGGCAATAACTATGGGGACTATCGTGATGTAGCCTATGCTGCACAAGAGCTGAAGAAAACCCTGCGTTATTCAAAGAGCTGGCATAACATGGAACCATACATGCAAGAAAGCCTTGACATGATTTGTAACAAGATGGCACGTATTGTTAATGGCAATCCCTATTATGATGACAGCTGGCATGACATTGCAGGGTATGCTACACTTGTGGAGAAACAACTGGAGAAAAAGTGAAACTCTATCTAGACATTGAGACAACAACCAACCACAAAAAGATTTGGTGTTGTTTCACTTACGATGAAACCAATGGATATGTATGTCACACAAAGCCGGATACACTCACACCCTTAATCGCAAACTCAGAAACAGTGATCGCACACAACTTGATAGGCTTCGATGGGCCAGTTCTAAAGAGGTGTTGGGGAGTGACGATACCAGCGAAGAAAGCGAAAGATACCTTGATCTTGTCTCGTCTATACAATCCAAATTTAGACGGAGGCCACAGGCTGAAGGATTGGGGAGAAAGAGTTGGAGAGAGCAAGATTGATTACGAACAACGATGGAAAGAGCTTGGCCTAGAAGGTAACTGCTATGACAATCCAGACCTACCCCTCATGTTTGAATATTGCAAACAAGACGTAGCTGTGTTGGTTAAGGTGGAGAAAGCTATTGACAAGTTGCTAGACCAAGACAAGTTCTCTGACGAGTGTCGTAAGCTTGAGCATGACGTAGCAATCATCATTCAGAAGCAACATGAACATGGGTTTAAACTTGACATTCAGAAAGCTCAGGGCTTACTGGCGACTCTATCTGGTAAGATGGTGGATATTGAAAACCAATTACAAACTATCTTCCCACCCATCATTGAGGAAATGAAGAAACCAGCCTACTGGTTACTAGGTAGTTACCAAGCAGAGACAAAGACAGAGCTGAAGCAAGTACTCAAGGATGCAGGTCTCAAGCCTTCTCTTGCTGATGAAGCTGTTGCTGGCCCTATGAAAACAAAGAGCATCCCCTTCAACCCCGGCTCTCGACAACAGATTGCTGAGAGGTTACAAGGACTAGGTGTTAAGTTTTCAAAGACCACAGACAAAGGTTCCATCATTGTTGACGAGAAGGTGCTGGAGAAGATTGACCTGCCAGAAGCTAAGGCTCTGTTAGAATATCTGATGTTGCAGAAACGTGTAGCTCAGGTGTCTAGCTGGCTTGAGGAAGTGAGAGAAGATGGTCGTGTGCATGGCAAGGTGATTACCAATGGTGCTGTCACTGGACGCATGACACATAGCTCTCCTAACATGGCTCAAGTTCCTAACAGTGGCAGTGTGTATGGCCCTGAGTGTCGTGAGCTTTGGACAGTGGACAAAGACAATGTGTTAGTTGGTGCTGATGCTAGTGGCCTTGAGCTGCGTATGCTGGCACATTACATGAAGGACAGTGCGTATGTTAAAACAGTGTGCGAAGGATCGTCTAAGGATGGCACGGATGTCCACACGATTAACCAAAAAGCAGCCTCGTTACAAACACGTGACCAAGCAAAGACATTCATCTACGCCTTCCTCTATGGGGCAGGGGCTGCGAAGATTGGCTCGATTGTCGGTGGTAGTGCTACGGCTGGACAGAAGCTCATCAATTCCTTTCTTGAAGGGACTCCCGCACTCAAGCGTTTACGTGATAAGGTATCCTTGGTCTCGTCCAAGGGCTATGTACCGGGCCTTGATGGTAGAAAGATTTGGGTGCGTTCAGAGCACGCTGCCCTTAACAGTTTATTACAGGGCGCTGGTGCAATCGTCATGAAGAAAGCGTTAGTACTTCTTAGTAACCACCTACATAAGCATAAGATTCCTCACGGCTTCTGTGCTAATGTGCATGATGAATGGCAGATTGAAACAAAGAAACAGTATGCTGATGTTGTTGGCAAACTTGCTGTACAATCTATCGAAGAGGCAGGGGTACAACTAAGTTTGTTCTGTCCTGTTTCCGGCGAATATAACATCGGAGCTAATTGGAAGGAAACACATTGACATACGAAGAACAAATTGAAAAGCTTGCAAGGGAATGTGACACCTCTGTTCACTTGTTTGTTAAGGACAACCAACTTGTCTTGGTTCATAGTCCTTTCGACACAGATGAAGATGTGTTAAACATTCTTAATAGTGCTGCTGCTAACATGGTTATGCGTGGAGCACTTGACAAGGCTAGTGGAAATACGTTACAATAATTTATGGAAAGCGGATGCTGTCGGAGTGCAAGATGCGTCACCCACAGTGCAGCGAGTACATAATGACAGATCGGAAAGACGGTCAATTTAACTAAACAAAGGAAAACAAATGACACAAGTAAAACTGGTTGGCAAACTCTTCTGGGCTAAGCACATGGATACCCCTAACACAGAGTTCAACCCTGCTGAGACTCGTAACGAAATCTGTATCGGTGGTCTGTCAGACACACTGGCTGCACGTTTGAAGGACGAGCTTAATGTGAAGGTGAAAGAGAAAGCTGATGACAAGTATGGTCGTGGTAAATACATCATCATCAAGACTAAGTATGTCATCAAGGCAGTGGATGAGAATGGTAAAGAGGTGGCTCCTGCTGACATTGGCAATGGCACTGTTGCTGAGCTGAGCATTAGCAGCTATGCACACAAGATGACAGCAATGCATGGCAATGCCCCTTCGTTGATGCATAGTGATAAGTATCCAGCCATCAAGATTAAGGAGCTTGTAGCCCCTCCTGTGGCCTCTGAGGTGGCAGAAGAAGACGAAGTGGTCTTGTAATGATCGGCCTTGTAGACGGAGACATGATGTGCTATCGCATCGCCTTTGCCTGCAAGGATGAGACAGAGAAGGTGGCTATCAAAACGATGGCTACCTTCTTGGAAGAAGTCTTAATGACACAGCTAGACCTTAACGAATGGGAAGTGTTCCTAACAGGGAAGACAAACTTTCGTAACGATGTAGCTGTGACTGCTCCTTACAAGGGTAATAGGAAAGATGTTGAGAAACCACCTCACCTAGAAATCCTACGTAACTATCTAGTAACCGCATGGGCTGCTACTATCAGTGAAGGTGAAGAGGCTGATGACCTCATTGCTATTCGTGCGACAACCCTCGGTGATGACAGCATCATCATCTCTTTAGATAAAGACTTTGATCAGGTGCAAGGATGGCATTACAATTTTGTGAAACAGAAAAAGTATTATGTATCCGCAGAGGAAGGACAGCGTTTCTTCTACAAGCAAATGTTGATGGGCGACAAGGCAGACAACATTGTGGGTATCAGGGGAGTGGGGCCTGTAAAGGCAGACAAGATGCTTGCAAAAGCTACAACAGAAAACGAGCTGTATGCTATTTGCTTGGAGGCACTGGGCGCAGAACGAACACTTGAGAATGGACAACTACTATGGCTACGAAGAACACCAAACCAGATGTGGCAACCTCCTTCTACCTAGCAGGGTGTAAGTGGACTGTCTGTTTTAATAAGGACATTACAGAGATGGGGACATGCAACCCATTGACGTATGAAATTATTATCAAGGACAACATGACACCACAAGCAGCAGAAGCAACCTTCTTTCATGAGTTGGTACACGCAATAAAATTTACAATGGGAGAAACCAATCACGATGAACGAGAAGTCGAAGCCTTCGGAAACCTCCTCCATCAAACGTTTGTACAACTGTGGAGAGTGGACACCAGCAAGGTTTAGAAGCTTTGTTGTCTCTGCTCTACGTACAGCAACACGTAGGTGGCCCCCTAAATACAAAGCCTTGAAGGAAGCGTATGTTGGTAGACGTACCAATAAGAAAACAAATAAGCTGGCTATGCACTACAAGTGTGCATGTTGCAAGAAAGAGTTTGTAGCAGCTGATGTACAGGTAGACCACATCCTTCCTGTTGTTAACACAAAGACAGGCTTCACAACGTGGGAAGAATATATTAACAACATGTTCTGTGAGAAAGAAAACTTACAGGTGTTGTGTAAGCCATGTCATTCAATCAAGACACAAGAAGAGAAAGACGAAAGGAAAGAATATGGGAAGACCAAAGGGCAGCAAGAACCAAGAGCAGCCAGAAAGCGTACAACCAGAGCCAAGTGAAGGCTACACCCTCTATCTAGTTAACTACTGGGTTCCATTCCCATCTAGTGAGTATGGTGGTATGCAAGCAGTGGTAGCTAAGGATGATGAGGAATGTTACAAGCTCATTGTTGAAGCTGATGTTTGGGAGTTTGACCGCCAGAAGAATGCAGAAGAACTTATCAGAGCACGTGTTAAGAAAGCTTCTAGGTTCCAGCTTGTTGGTGGCTATCTACCAGAAGTTGTCAGGAGTTTTATAACATGATGTTAAACTTAATCAAAGAGAATGAAGATGGTAGTGCAGACTATCAAATGGAACTATCTTGTGAAGAGAAAGAACATCTTGTTCGCTTTGCTCTTATTGAGATGTTGAAACGTGGAATTGAAGAAGGAAAACAATATGTCCCAAGTGAGTCTGGTGTGGGTGACACCACAAGCGGAGGAGCTAGTTGCTCGTATGGCCCGTGTGTCAAATCCGGCAAACCAGAACAACCCTGCATCTGCGCCGAAACTACTCAAGTACCTTATTGATAACAAGCATTGGTCTCCATTTGAAATGGTGAACATGTGTGTTGAAATAACAACAACACGTGACATTGCTCGTCAAATATTACGTCACCGTAGCTTCAGCTTCCAAGAGTTTAGTCAACGCTATGCTGTGGCTGAACACTTCACAATGAGTGAGGCACGTTTACAGGATGTGAAGAACAGACAGAACAGCTTGGAGACAGAAGATCGTTACCTTGCCTACTGGTGGGAGGGAGCACAGAGGCGTGTGTTGCAAGAGGCTCAGTTTATGTACGAGAGTGCATTGGCTAAAGGCATTGCTAAAGAGCAGGCACGTAAGCTGCTGCCAGAAGGGATGACAGAGAGCAAGATGTACATGAATGGAACTCTGCGTAGCTGGATGCACTATGTTGACATTCGTTGTGATAAAGCAACACAGAAGGAACATCGTGAGGTGGCAGAGCAGGTTCGTGGTATAATGATTGAACAGTTTCCATCACTGGTAACTAGCGAGTAACCTCCTGCCCTTAGCACAATGGATAGTGCAGCAGCCTTCTAAGCTGTAGATATAGGTTCGATTCCTATAGGGCAGACCAACAAAGGAAAGAACATGGGAAAGAAAGTAGTAACGTTTCAAATGAACGAGTATGATGATGCCTTTAATCAGAGCCAACATACAGAAGTGACAGTGCATCTATCTGATGATGTATCATGGGATAAGATGATGCCTTATTTCTTTCACTTCTTGGAAGGAGCTGGTTACATTGGTGTTGTTGATAGAATGACTAACTTATTGGGTGGTGATGTGTATGACTATGAGACGTATTTCGATAGCAACGTTTATGGAGAACCGTTCGATGAATAAATATTATTCACGGAAGTGGCTCAACAAAGAAGGCACTGGTTTCATGGAATGTTCCTATGATGACAGCATCGGTGGTATTTGGAAAGATGCTTCTGTTAAGTTTGGTGACTGTAATCGCATGGTGTCTCTAGACTTTGGCATGGGGTCTAAGAAAGAAAAGACTGCTAAGCTACAGAAGATTAGCCTTATGATTGATGAACTCATTGCTTTGAAGAAAGTGATGGAGAAAGTTGAGATGAAGAAATGAGACACTTAGTTATTCCCGACACGCAATGTAAGCCCGGCAATAGCTTCAATCATCTGACATGGGTTGGTAAGTATGCAGCAGACAAGAAGCCTGATGTCATCATCCACCTTGGTGATCATTGGGATATGCCTAGCCTGTCCATCTACGATGTGGGTAAGAAGAGCTTTGAGGGACGCACCTACCATGCTGACATAGAGGCTGGTCATGCTGGTATGCAGGCCCTTCTAGCCCCCATTAAAGAGGAGCAGGCCCGTCTTAAACGTAACAAGGAGAAGCAATGGAATCCACGTATGGTGTTCTTGCTTGGCAACCATGAAGAACGTATACAAAGGGCTATCGAATCAGATAGGAAGTTGGATGGACTCATTGGCTATCATGACTTCAAGCTGGATGAGTATGGCTTTGAATGTTTTCCTTTCTTGCAGCCAGTTGTTATTGATGGTGTTGCCTATTGTCATTACTTCACTAGTGGTGTGATGGGTAGGCCAGTATCTAGCCCTGCTCTCATGCTGTCCAAGAAGCACATGAGCTGTGTGATGGGACACGTACAGGACAGAGGTATTGCCTATGCACGTAGGGCTGATGGTAAGCGTATGACAGGGCTGTTTGGTGGCATCTGCTACACCCATGACGAAGGCTATCTAACCCCTCAAACCAATGGTAGCTGGTCAGGTATCTGGATGTTTAATGAGGTGGAGGATGGGGCATTTGATGAGCTTCCTGTTAGCCTCAGCTACTTGAAGGAACGCTATGAGCCTAACCATTCATGATATTGCCGACTTGCTAAAACGTGAAGATTGTGTTACAATATTAGAACTGTTAGACATTGACAGCGAGGAGCTGGTCAACAGGTTTATGGATGTACTAGAAGACAGAGCAGATAGAATAGAAAAGGAACTAGAATGAAATACATGGGAAGTTATGAGCAGTATATTGCCAAGAGTCGATATGCACGTTACATGGATAGTGAGCAACGCCGTGAGGGATGGGAAGAGACAGTGAGTCGTTACTTCGACTTCATGACAGCACAGCTGAAGAAGAACCAAGACTACACGCTTAGTGACACAATGCGTAAGGAACTGGAGAGTGCTGTAGTTAACATGGAGGTGATGCCCTCTATGCGTAGTTTGATGACAGCAGGCAAGGCTTTAGAGCGTGACAACACAGCTGGCTACAACTGTAGCTACCTGCCCATTGATGATGCCAAAGCCTTTGACGAGGCCATGTACATCCTCTTGTGTGGTACTGGTGTTGGCTTCTCTGTTGAACGTCAGAGCATTCAGAAGTTGCCTGACATTCCAGAAGAGTTGTTTGAAAGCAACACAGTTGTTGTAGTGTCAGACAGCAAAGAGGGATGGGCCAAAGCTCTGCGTCAGGTGATTGCCCTGCTCTATGCAGGCGAAGTCCCAAAATGGGACGTATCAAAGGTTCGCCCTAAAGGTGCTCGTCTTAAGATTTTTGGTGGTCGTGCTTCAGGGCCAGAGCCATTGGTTGAATTGTTCCAATTTGTTTGTAACATCTTCAAGGGTGCTAAGGGACGTAAGCTCAACAGCCTTGAATGCCATGACATTATGTGTAAGATTGGTGAGGTGGTAGTCGTAGGTGGTGTACGCCGCAGTGCTATGATTAGCTTGTCCAACCTATCTGATGATCGTATGCGCCATGCTAAGAGTGGTGCATGGTGGGAGAAGAATGGTCAACGTGCCTTGGCTAATAACAGTGCCTGCTATACAGAGCGTCCTGATGTTGGCATCTTCATGCAGGAATGGAATGCTTTGTATGAAAGCAAGAGTGGTGAACGTGGTATCTTCAATCGTGAAGCAGCTAAGAAGGTGGTGAAACAAAATGGAAGACGCAATAGTGACTTTGATTTCGGGACTAATCCCTGTTCTGAAATCATTCTTCGACCATATCAATTCTGTAATCTTTCCGAAATAATTGTACGTGCTGATGACACAGCTGACAGTCTAAAACGTAAGGCACGTTTGGCTACCATTCTGGGTACATTCCAGAGTACATTGACTCACTTCCCCTATCTACGTAAGGTGTGGCAGAAGAACACAGAAGAAGAGCGTTTGCTTGGTGTATCAATGACAGGCATTCTCGACAATGCTTTGTTGAACAACCCCGATGACTCACGCTTGGAGCACTTGTTAAATGAACTTAAGAATGTTTGTGTTGCAACTAATGCAATTGTTGCTGAGCATCTCGGTATTCCTGCTAGTGCTGCCATTACTTGTGTTAAGCCTAGTGGCACGGTGTCTCAGCTCACTGACAGCGCATCTGGCATCCATGCTAGACACGCTGAGTATTACTTTAGACGAGTTCGTGGAGACAAGAAAGACCCGTTGACACAACACCTCATTGATTCAGGGGTAACAGCTGAGCCATGTGTTATGAAGCCTGATCAAACTGTGGTGTTCACATTCCCTAAGAGAGCGCCTGCTGGTGCTATGCTTCGTAAAGACCTGACAGCCTTGCAGCATTTGAAGCTATGGCTGGCCTATCAGCGTCACTGGTGTGAGCATAAGCCTTCTGTCACCATCTCTGTCTCTGAACATGAGTGGCCTGAAGTTGGTGCTTTCGTATGGAAATACTTTGACGAGATGTCTGGTGTATCCTTCTTGCCTTATGATGGTGGTAGCTATCGTCAGGCTCCCTATGAAGACTGCACTAAGGAACAATATGAAGCTCTGTTAGCTACAACACCAGCCACTATTGATTGGGACAGTTTGATTGAGGTGGATGATAATGTTGAAGGAACTCAGATGCTGGCTTGTACAGCGGGTGTGTGTGAAATTTAACGTCAACGTGCTTATGCGGGTGGTCGAGATGATCACCTGCTTACACATAATAGCTAACGCTTGGAGGCATTGGTAATGCTAGTAATTAAACTGCGACAGGGGATTGGTCTTGACATTGAATACAATGAGGACATATGCCACATTGTTCAAGGAGAGAAGGAAGGTGATGAAGACTTTGTTGCCTTCGCTGGTGTGCTTATCAAGCTACCATTCCTAGTGATCTACATCGGAGACTTCTTTGATCTAGAGTAAAAAGAAAGGGGACTTTAATAGTCCCCTTTTTTATTTCTGCTGATAACCTATAGCTTCTTGTGCTCCATACTTCTCAAGGTAGGCGTTGTACCATTGCCTTGCAAAGTCTGGGTTGTCTTTGTATAGTTCCATAGTGAGCTGCTTAGTAGCTGCACTGCGTGACATACTGACAATCTTCTGCACTGTAACTTCCTTCTGATATTTATCCATCTTCTCAAACTGTGGATTGTTAAACACCTGACTCAAGCTGTTAGCTAGGATGCCACCTGACAGTTGTTTATATCTAGAATATTGTGTGCTGTCCAGTTCAACACCACCAATCTTCTTGTTGGCTCCATTAATCTCTACACCAATCTCTTCAAGCTTCTTCTCAATAGCTGTTGGTGTAGTCACCTTAATACCAATCAAAGCATTAGACAAGCTGGCCTGCTCTGGCTCACCTGTCTTGGTGTATTTAACTGGAAGCTCTTCACGCATACCGGGGATACGGCTCTGTGCCTTCTCCATGAACGTCATAGCTTCACGCTCTGTTGGGTCTAACACCTTAGCTGTTGTGGCTGCAATAGCTGGTACAAGAGCATTAGCATACTGAGCAAAGAAGCCACCGCCGTGTCTCTCTGGGTCATACATAGCAAACAAAGCCTTGCTCAAGCCTTCCATAAAACTCTTTTCAAGAATGTTGTTCTTAACAGCAGAAGCATATGCCAACAAGAAGTCTTGTGCATTCTTGTCTGGATTCTTATTCTCTTTGTATTCCTTAATAATAGACGAAGCATCAACAGCCATACCAAACACTGTAGCTAATGGCTCAACACGTTGATAATTTACCCACTGATCTCCCACCTTCATAGAGAACTTAGGTCTTCCATCCTTGGGGTCAGAGCCTGTAATCAGTCCTTGATTAACAGCAGCATCTAATGCAAGGGCAGCACCAATACCAAGAGTCTGTTTAGCAATGAGCTTGCCCCGCTGCTCAGGCATGTTAATAGCAAAATCAAACTTGCCTGTATTACCAATCTCTTTCTTACCTGCCAAGCCAATGCCGGGAATGTAAGACACACCTTCTTTAAGGATGTTGTATGGGGTTTTAATAAAGGGTACAATGAGGGCAGACAAGGGGTTGTCAGCTCTAAACTTAGCAGCTGCCTGTGCTACACCTGTAAGCTTCTCTTGGAACACAGCTTCCTTAGCAAAGTTCTGTACGTTCCATAGGTTGTTACCGCCAAGCTTCTCAGTGATTTGTTGTTGCCAGTTGTCCACAGTGAGCCTGTCCTTGGTAAGCTTTGCATACACTTCACCAGCATCCTGTCCTGTCTGCTTGGCTACACGTGCAGCTTCCCTGTAGGCAATGGCGTTAAACTCCATGCGTCTAAAGATGGCCTTGTTAAACTCATCAATAAAAATACCAACACGTGTAGGAGTTCTAACAACTTCACCAAGCGTACCACCTATGGCCTTGTTGTTAATATCATACAGATCAGCCTTAAGCATCTCTGCTCTTTCTGCTGAGATGAAGTTGTCATTGATAAACTTCTGGAACTTAGCATCTGTCATGCCCATAGCCTGAGCAGACATGTTAATATCAAGGGGTCTACCATTAACAAAGCCCTGCTTAGCAAAGGCCATAGCCTCGCTAAAGCCCTGCATAATACCCCTAACCATAGCTACCCCTTCACCTGTAATTTTATCGCTCTTGCTGAGGCTTCTAGGTAGGGCAGCTTCGATCTCTCTAAGCAGGGGTTGTAGGAATGTTTGTGTTCCAGCAGACAATGCGTTAACAGCAATGGTTCCGGGGCCTGATACATAACTGTTCACTACATACTCAGAGGCAATACGACCAGCAATGTGTGGTTCCTTTGCCATCTTTGTTTGTATCTCAGCTAACAGGTTGGCTTTCTGTTGTGGTGTTAAGTCTTCAAACTTATCAATGAGTGCTTTCTTGTCTGCTAGTTCTCTGAACCAGACAGCACATGCTTCTGTGTATGCCATGTCTTTCCTTATAAACAAGTACGTCCGGGAGTAGCAAATCCTTTTACTTCTTTCCCTTGACTAATACTATTATACGCTAGTTTAAAAGCATTCAATTGATCAGATGCTTTAGTTCTTTGTCCTTGGAAGATGGACATAACACCCAGAGGAACCTGTGATCTGTGCATAATGGTTTGCTCAGCTTCTTTGGTGAGTTGACCAAGGCTTCTCAGTCTGTTATACTCATCAATCTGAGCACCAAGGAAAGCCTGAGCTTCTTTATATTGAGGCATGAACGCTGCCAGCTCTTCTCTATTCCAGCTCTTATCAGCATTCTGCAAGGCCCAATCAAGGACTCCGCCTTCTTCTGCTGTCATACGTGCTGCTTGCTTCTCGCCCAGTGTAGCTGTAGCTTCAAGGCTACCACCCATGCGTCCTCTGCCACGCAGGTCTCTGCCTGTCCTGCCTGTAGCAGCCACAGCCTTCATGTGCATGTCATTGATGGCAGCATCAACAGACACTGGGTCTGCATCAATGCGTCCACGATAGGCAGGATTGAACACCTTCTCTGGGTTAGTCTCAAAGGGAATATCACCAGCCAGCTTCAGGTAGGGGTCAGTACGCATAGAACCCACTGAGCCAGCCATGCCTGCTCTGTCTAATGGACTCTTGCCCAAGGCAGCATTAGCTTCTTCCATTGTCCTAAAGCCATTACGCTCTAAGACAGCCTGCACCTCTGGTGTCACTTGTTGTGTAGAAACAACACTGGCTCTAGGAGGAGGAGACAATGCAGCAGGAGGAACTTCTCCCTCTCTGGTGATCACTGGCTGCTCAGCAAAGCGAGGAGCTGTCTTTGTTTCTACCTGCACCAGAGGCTCAGGTAACTTGCCAGTAACTTGTCTCAGTTTAATTTCTTGGTCTTGAGCAAGCTTAGCCTTGAGAGCATCAACCTCTGCTTGCTTAGCCTTGAGGTCAGTGTCTAAGGAATAGCCTTTAAACAGAGAAGCAACCTGTGGTGCTTCCTTAACATCAACAACCTTCTTTCCTTGGAACAAGGCTGGTGTTTGTTTAGTTGGTTGAGCTTTAGTGGGAGACACCAAGCCTGTCATCTTTGATGGCAAGTTATCAGCTGTCTGCACTGGAGCTTTAGTCTCTCCCTGTAACAAAGAAGCAACTTGTTTCTCTGCTGTCTCTGTAGTGTCAACCCTTGTTCTTTCTTCTGAAAGCTTTACAATGTCTCCCTCAAGAGCAGCAATGCGTTGATCAATCAGGGTTTTCTCTAAGACAGACAGAGGTTTATAATCATACTGTGCATCTCTGAACACACGCTCGTTAGTCACTGGCTCATCAATTGCTTTAGCAACATCTGACAAGGCAGCATCTGTAGCCTGCTTCCCTTGAGGAATGTCAGACAGAGGAACATCAGCCTTCTTTGTTAAATAATTAACAAGAGACTCAGCTCCCTTACCAAGCACACCACCCAGAGCAAAGCCAGCAGCTGTGCCTACAGCAGCTCCCTTAGCACGATCAGCAGACAAGAAGCCAGTGTCAGCACCTTCCTTGAGAACAGGCTCTAGGAAGCCACCAAGAGCGCCTTGTGCAGCGCCCTGTCTAGCCATAGTGCCCACGAGTGTAGCCCCACGTAATGGAGCAAGGGCCACAGCAGGTAAGTTAATAGGGTCAGCAATGGCTCCAGCAAATTCAGCTGTGCCACCAATGTATGGGTTGTTAGCAGAAGCAATCTCAGCTGCTTGTCTCTCAGCACGTAGACGTTCTGTGTCGGCAGCTCCAGCCATTTGAGCAATGCCCTTGATGCTGCTACCAGCACTCTCAACAAAACGTTTAACACCAGCAGAGAAGGCAGTGTTGCCTGTCAGGTGTGCTAAGATTTGTTGATCTGTATATCCTTCAGCTCTAGCTCCTGCAACATCAAAGCTTTTCTTGCTGGCTAAGTAGTCAGCAATTTGTGCAGGAGAATAGCCTTCTTGTAAAGCTCCAGTAAGATCAAAGCCACCAGTAGGTTCTACTCCTGTAGCCCCCACTGATGACATCACTTGCTCTTCTGGGCTGAGCATTAGTTCAGCCATTTAACCTCCGAATGCAGAGAGTGGTTTAGTTGGTGTTTTAGGCGGTTTAACAATAACACTATCTGGTATAGGACTACCTGTTCCTGCTCCTCTAGCTGCATTGAGTTCATTGACGCTGTTATAAATAGCACCGTCATTACCCATCACTTGTCCTAGCTTGTTCTGTCTACCAATGATGTCACCACGTGTACCGGGAACAATGCCGGGAGCATACACTGGGATGGTAAACTTCTCACCTTCAGCAGCAGCACCAACTCTGTTCTTGTTTGCTTCAGCATTCATCAGAGCAGCCTTAGCCATCTTCTCATGGTAGTCAATATAAGATTGGGTTTTCTTAACTTCCAAGCCCTTAGCCTCCAGATCACGCATGAGTCCCTTTCTCTCTTCAGGGTCTGTGCTCTGTGCAATACGTTGTTCAAGAGTAAGCAAATCTTGTTTAGATTTAGTAAGTTGAGCATTAGCTAATTCAATATCAACACCGCCCTTCTTAAGCACTTGCTCTTCACGCATAGCTGTACGTGCTTCTTTGTTAGCTAAGAAAGCATCTTGTGTTAAGCCACGTGCAGCCAGCTCTTTAGACAAGGCTGAATACATATCAGCATCGCTTTTGAGTCCTAAGCCTTGCACTTTCATCATAGCTTCTTCAATGCCCTTGGCTCTGATTTGCTCTGGTGTAGCACCACCAAACAAACGTCCACCAGCATAGCCTGCTAGAGCACCAGCATTACCACCCAAGGAAGCAACCTGTTGCAGCAAGCCTTGATTACCCATCTGTGCAGGGCTAGTCATCTGACTCTCAAGGTAGCGTTGACCCAACTGCTGTTGAGTGGGCATATTAAATAGTGTCATTACATCGCTTGCCATATTATTTCCTTAAACAAGACCAATTAGTTTAGCGGTATCAGAACCCATGCCATAGTCGCTACCACCAGAAGTGAACATACCACTGAATGGATTTTTAAAATTCTTATAATCTAAACCAGCAGCACCACCAACAGCATTCTGCAAGAATCTAGCCTGTGAAATACCACCAGCTAAGTTGGCATTAGCAGCTGCCTGTCCACCAGCTAATAATGCTTGACCAGCTTGAGCACCAGAGATGGAAGCTTTGTTACCAATGTCAGCACCCATTGTCAATGGCTTCATTCCCAGCTCTTCCAAGCCAAGGCCCGTCTGAAGCATACCTGTTCCTCTAGACAACATCTTGTCATAGATGTTCTGTCCATACTCAGTGCCTCGTGCAGCAATCTCAGCATTGGCTCTCTCACGTGCTAAGTTGGTAGCAAACTGGTCTGGATTGAGCAAGCCTTCTCCACCACCAACATAGCCACCTGAAACACCAAGGCCAATACGACCAGAGCCTAAAGCGTTCAGTCTATTCGTAACATCTTCTGCTGCTCTTGTAGGCTGCAAAAGTCCCATCTGTTGTTCAACATACTTAGCAGCTTCAGCCTGTGGGTTGGTACTGCCTAGCTGTGCCAGTGTTTGTTCTGCCTGCCCATAAAGCTGATCTCTAAAGGCAGCAAGCCTTGGATCAATTTCATAACCAGCTGTGCCTTTCTCAGTATCAAAGAAGCCCCTACCAAAGCCTGTTGTCAGGCTGTATGGTTTGAACTTGGCACTTTCTGCTGCAATCTTAGCAGCTTCAATGTTAGCCTGACCTGCTTCTTTAGCTGCACTTACGCCAGTAAACTTATCAATAACGTCTGTTAGAAATCCCATATCGTTTCCTTATTAAGCTGTTCTCTTCCACACGTATGCAACTACGTATGGTTGCAAGTTAGCGTTAGTTGCTGATGAGCCTGTTGTAGACACTGAAATGTTTGCAGCTCCAGAACCAGTAATACCTGCGTTTGGCTCTGTGCTTTGTACATAGTTGTTATACCCATAACCTTGATACAGCATGTTTGCAGAATTATTTTCAGTACCGTAAGCGCCTGTGTAGTACAGCGCATGGTTATGTCCAGAATCTGTTGCCGTGTGAGTGTGGCTTACAACGATAGCGTCTTTGCTACCACCAGTTTCTCCAGCTGTATCAAAAGCAGCATCAGCAGCATCAAGGCCAACAACAACTCTACCAGCAATAGCCACCCATGTACCAAAGCCAAACAATGTTGCAGGGTTGGTGCTCACTGAAATGTTTGTATAGATTGTTCCTACAGGATATAGTGCTTCTTTTGCAGCAGCAATTGCAGTTTGTACAAAAGAAGTTGAAGCAGCCTGTGTTGTGTTAGTACCAGACGTAGCTGTAGGAACTGTAGGTGTTCCTGAGAAACTAGGCGATGTAGTGTCAGCCTTAGTAGCAATGGCTGTAGAGATGGCATCAAACTCATCATCCAGCTCCGTACCCTTTACACGCTTTAAAGGATCACCAGTTGATAAAGCGTCCTTTGTATCATAAGACGTAAGCTTTGTATAGTTACTCATAGTTAATAACTCTTTCCTGTTTTAACAAACACATCTAGTTTCTGAATGCTCAATGGAGCACCATTAACCTCTGCTTCAAATCCAATTTGTATTATCTTGCCTTGACCACCAACAGGTGTCTTAGCATTCTCAATGAATACACCAGAGCTATATTCAGCAATGTTATATTCAGCTACGTTATATTCAGCATAGTCTCCCTGTGTTACAGAGATGGGGTAGGAGCTGTAAATAGTAGAGAAGTCAAAGCCAAGCTTAGCAACTAGTCTCTGTCCACCGCCACCAATTAGCACAATGCCTAAGTTCTTAGCAATCTTGTTAGTTGTTGGTTGTTCAAAGTTGAAATGGTTGGTATAATATGTGAATTGATATTTGACACCATTGTCTTGATAACCAAAATATTCACCAATACCATTAGGCTTACCAACATATAATGTTCCACTTCTGCATGAACATAATGCATAGCCTGTATAGCCAAGCCATGATGTTATACGTGCAGAGCCATCCTCTAAAGGCTTTCTAAGGTCAATGCAATAGACAGCAGGGGAAGCAGTGGAAGGGAAGCTTAACAAGTAGAAGGCATACTTCTCTGAGTAGCAGCTTCTTACATCATCCATGTTGGTTGCTTCAATGTAAGAGAAGATGTCATCACGCACATTAGCTGTGAGGTCTCTCATTGGCATACTCTTCTCTTGAATAGTACGACCAAGACTTCTTACACCAGAAGAAGACAAGAACAACAAATCGTTGCCTGTCTTTTGAATGGAGTCTCTAGCAATACAGCCTACACCGGGCAAGACATCTTGCACATACATGGTGGAGGGGTTTGAGAAGTTATCATCATTACCACGCAACATAACAATGTTCTGCTTAAAGAACACAATGATGTAGCCGTTATGTGCAGCAAGGCCAACAGCCTCGTCTACGTTGTTAGGAAGCTTGGCAGACATGTTCATGCTACCAGATGTTCTTGATGCTCCCGTATCAAACGTAGGAAAATGTGTGTCAGCAATGTCTGTTGACCAATAGAGGGTGGTCTTATTATTGTTTGTACTAATCACCCAGAAACGTCCATAAGCAGCCAATGCTGCATTAGGGCCATTACCTGTACCTGTACCAAACACTGGACTAGCAAAGGAAGCACCGCCGTGATCAGAGCCGTGACTTACAAGTTTAGTAACAACAAGACTTCCTGTCTCTCTTGTAAAGACAATAGGCTCATGGCTCTTTTGTACAATGAGAGCATGGTCATTAAGAGAAACCATCTGCCAGTTGTCAGCTGTGACAGTGTAACCAGCAGGGGTGATGTCTGTCAATGCACCAGCAATACCAGCTCTAAACAGCTTATTATTACCAGCACTGATGTAGTCAATGGTTCCATCAGCATTAACATATTCAAAGATGCTCTTAATTGGATTGCCAGCTAATGGTGTACTACCACCAGTGGTACGCATAACCCATCCCTTACGTGCGCCTAATCGTCCATACTTATCAATAACACAGTTGTTAGCAACAAGGGCAAATCCGTCAGACAACAAAGCCCCAGAGCTTTGAGTGTTCAACCCAAAGAAACCCGGAGCACCTACTGAAGCAGACTTAAGTTCTTTCATACTGGATACCAAATAGTGTCTTCTGGTCTACGTGCAGCATCATAAGCAATCTCATCTGCCAAGGCTCTCATACCTGTACCATAAGCATATTGACTGCTGTTGCCACCATCTTCACCACGTTCTTCCACTGCTCTAGCAAAAGCTAACAACACAACAGGACGATGTGGAACTTGAATGACATTACTGTCAGAGGTTAGGTCAGTGTTTCTTAACAACACGTTAAAGCGAATGCTATACACACCATCAGGGATTGGATAGATGTCAACCTGTGTATCACCATCAGTGCTAACACCGTTCCAGTTGTAGTCAGTTGGAGCACCTTTAGAGGTAGGCTCTTGTGTCAAGAAGAGCTTATCAAACTCTTGTCCAGTTTTGTATTCCATGAATGTGTTAGTGGTGTCGTTAACAACATCAATAACATTGAAATTATTCTGGCTACCATTCAGCTCATAGTTAAACACATCAGCGGTAGTTGTTAGTGTAAGAGTTGTACGCAGACTGCTCCAGTTCCAAGCATTCTCTACTTCATTCCGGGCATCATTAACAAAATCACCAATGAGTCTACTATAAGAAGTCTCAGAGACAGACGTCACTTCACGCTCTCTTAGTCTTCTAAGTACACTATTGACAGCTTCTAAGTATGTCATCTAAGTTCCTTATATGTATTATACATAATAATGTTAATAACTATTACTCTTGTTATGTACTACTAAGTACTATTATAACAGCTATTGCTTGTTTTGTCAAGTCTTTTTCTTACTTTTCTTCATGCCTGCTTCAGACATGCTGATAGCAATGGCTTGCTTTGGGTTGGTGACAACCTTGCCACCCTTGCCTGAATGCAGAGTTCCTGTCTTGTATTCATGCATCACTTTGCCAATTTTGGCTGTTTGTTTCTTAGTTTGTTTCATATGTTTCCTTATCTAAACTTGGCTGTCTTCTCTGCAATCTTCTGTGGCTGCTTGACAAACTGCTTGCCTTTAGCCTTACCAGCTTTCTTGGCCCTTGTTGTTGCAGCATACTCAGCAGGGGTTAAAGCTTTGATAGCCTTCTCTGGTAAATATCTTTCACCTGTTTGGCTAGAAGGCTTACCACTTTTGGTCTGCCACTTCTGGTCTGTCCAATCTTTTAGGGACTTCTGAGGAGCTTTCATTTGTAACCCCCACCAGCATCTTTATATTCCTTAGCCAGCAGCTGTGCTTTTCTAGCACTCCACTGTCCAGCTTCACCACCCCTAGTGCCAGCCTTTATCTTGTTGAACAAAGACTTACGCATTGTTGGCTTGGTGTAGTTACCAGCTTCATTCACTTTAGACTTGGTAGCCATTACCACTTCACCTTATCTGCCCAATATGCGGCACTCATCTTGCCTTTGGATATGTTAGAGGCATGTCGTGCCTTAAACGATTCTCTTCTGTTCTTGTAAGACTCAGACTCTCCTTCTTTTTTAGGACTACCTGACACGCCTTGTTGTCCAAAGCGGATGGTCTTCACCTGATCACCACTCTTGGCTACAACAACATGGCTCTTTGTTGGATGGCTTGGTGTCTTCTTTGGCTTGTTATAGCCAGACACCCCTGCTCTTTCAAGTCTGCTGTCTTTCATTTGTGCAGGCCCTTAAGGTAGACAGTCTTGCCGTCTTGCTTAACAGCTGTCAAAGCTTCACACTTCAAGTTGTTAGGGTCGTAGGAGACATGCACCCAACCACTGTCTGGAATACCAGCTGTATAAAACTCCAGTATCACCTGTGTAAACTTGTAGTTATCCACAATGTATTGAGCTAAATCCCCATTAGCCATACCATTGATTTCAATGTCAGCTGCTTGTCCTTTGCAATGGTCAGAAGTCTTGGAGCCACCAACGGAAGCATTAACTTCTGGTGCTCTATAGCCTGAGTTAATCTTGATGGGCTTACCAATAGTTTCTCTGATTGGCTGGATGATGTTATCCACAAGCTTCTGTAAATTCTGAATCACCTCTGGTGTAGGGGTGTTATCAAGGCCCTTACGTGTAGCTGTCTCGCTCTTTGTAAACTCAGCCAATGAAAAGTTCTTACTCAGTTGTGTCATATCACTCTCCTTCTTTAGCAGGTGCAGCAGAACCTTTACGTCCAGAGATAGCACCCATAGCACCAACACCCATGAAAGCAATGGCCTTCAAAATCTCTAGGAACACAGCATCAATAGGAGCTAAGTCACCTGTTTGCTCTTCAAAGCCAATGAGCCACAGCACACCAAAGGCAATGATCATCACCATGCAGGTAATTGAACGAACAACAAAAGCCCATGTTCTCACTTCAATCTCTTGCTCTGTAAGAGGAGACTTGTTAATCCATTGTTGGAATAGTTCTTTCATTTCTTTTTCTCCATAATTTTCTCGGCTGTTCTGCCACCAAAATAAGCCAGCATAATAAGCTGACCCCATTCACCTAACAATTTAACATAAGACTCATTGACATTGATACCACCAGCACTCAATGCAGCAAATAAGAAGTAGGCAACAAAGATGGCAATGAGAGTCATTGGTCTAATGTTCTTAGACAGCCAACTATCAGAAGCCATGTCTGCTTGCCAACGCTCTGATACTGCTTTAGTCTCAGCTTCAAAGGCACGTGTGTCAATTTCTTTAAGCTTCAAGGCCAGCTCTGGGTCTGCTTCCAAAGCTTTAGTCACCTCGCTTACAGAAGGAGGAACACCAAGCTTGTCTGCTATAGCCTTGATAGCCATACCACCCATAGGGCCAGCCACTGCCGTTGCCAATGCAGGAGCTGCTCCTTTGAGCAGGTTTAATAAATCATTCATTTGCTTTCCTTTCACACATAGCCACTGCCTTATTCACCTTGATGTACATATGCAACTCAAAGGGAAGGATGATGAACCACAAGAGAGTCATAAGAACAAGAAAGCTTATGTATTTGCTATCACTATCGCTGCCATTAGTCCCCATGTTTCCGCCGTTATAAGTATTACTATTGCTGCTATAGCTAAACGCTTATGACGCTTGGCTGTTTGTTGGGCTTTAATAGCCTCTTCTTCTTTCTTCTTTCTCAGAGCCACCAGCCTAGCTGCTTCTTGTTGTTCTTGTATTATCCCTACTCTCTTAACCACCTTGGTGTATAGGTCTCCTAAGTCTCCGCCTATTTGATACACCATTGTTTCTCTTATCTGCTTTTGAAGCTTAGCCACCTCTGTCATAGCATACTCAATATCTACTGAGCTACTTAGGAGGTCAGCATCACTCTTAGCATCTAGGCTGTGTAGCTCTGCATCTGCCAGCTTTTGCTTAAGCTGTGTCATACATGAGAAGAACACCTTAAGCTGAGCAATGATGTCCAATGTTATGGACAATTCATCCCTGTCTATCGGAACTTTCTTAGCCTTCTTTTCAGGAGGTTTAGCTTCAACCTGTATAACAGGCTTTTCCTCCCCAAAGAATTTGCCCTTTAGAAAGCCCCAGAAGCCCCTAGAAGCCCCTGAAACTTCCTTGGCAATACCTACGGCAGTGTCTAAGGTTTTTTTGGCTTGTAAAACAGTTCCTTTGTATTCCTGATAAAGCTCACATCCCTGTTGAATAGCCTTAACAGCAGCATTTGCAGCAGCTAGTATGGCTAATGGCATATCACTTGTGTGTTATCAAAGTGAAAACAACACCTCCCATACTGGTTAATAATATACCACATGCTGTTACCAATATACTTTCTAGTCGTTTAAGACGAGCATTAATAATTTCATATCTTAATGCACACACCTCTTCATGGGAAGACAGTCGTGCATCTGTGGCATCAACTGTAGGCATCATTGTTCCTCAGCAGGCAGGGGTGTATTGCCTTCTTCTAACCATTTCAAATAGGCTTGGTAGTCACGGTTGTCCAAAGAAAAAGGAATCAATGCCCCATCTTCAACACGCATCACACCATTTGCTAATGTGCGCTCTGGGCCTTCTAGGTAGAGTTTATAT